CGGACCCGGTGAAGTTCAGGAAGTTGTTGCGGCTGCCCCGCCCGAAGATGACACCGACACCGCCGGACACGGACATCTTGTCGAGGTCCTTGCGCAGCACGGACACCCAGTGGGCGGTGCGCTCCGTGGACCGCTCGAAGTCCTTGCCCTTCCCGGCGTCGAACTCCTTGTTCCGTCGCAGCGCCGCGGCGTGCGCGTCGTCGATGACGTTGACCTGCTCCCGGATGTCCTTCGTGAGGCGCTGAATGTCGTAGCGCATCGCCGCCGTGTCGAGGTCGTCGAAGTGCTTGCCGAGGGCCTCAGCGATCTTCTCCTGCTCCCGGAACGCCTTGTTCAGGTCGAGGGCGTTGCGGTGCGCCTCGTCGATGGTGTCGGCCTGCTTCTTCATCTCCCGTGCGGCGATGCTGCGCTGCGCCCACTTCTCGAGCTCGTCGAGGGAGCCCTGGTACTCCTTGAACGCGCCACCGTTGGCCTCGGTCGCGGTCTTGATCTTCGTCAGGTACCGGACGGTGTCCTTCTGGAACTCCTCGACCGTCTTGCCCGACTTCTTGAACATGGTCTCGAAGTCGCCGCCGACGATGGCCTCCGCCAGCGCGTTGTGGCGGGCGGAGACCATCTCCCCGGCCTTGGCCTGCAGGGTCTTGTCGAACGACGCGAGCAGCGACTCCGCGCCTGCCTTCCCGGCCTTGTTCAGGTCGCGGCGCAGCGCGTTCTTCATGTACTTCGTGTCGGCGTGGACGCGGACGTACGCCTCGCCTACGAGTTCACTCATCGCTGCTTCCTCCGGTCAGGGGCGCGCCACCACTGACCTGAGCATAGAGGGCAGCCCAGTCCTCACCCTCGCTCTCGATCTCCATCTGCGTGGGTTTCTCGCCGGGCAGCGGCATCGACAGCCTCATGTCGAAGTCGTCGCGGTCCTCGACGCGGGCGACCATCCAGTGGTAGAGGGCGTTCAGGAATCGGTCAGGCCGAAGGCGGAGCGGGTCGACTCCTCGTCCTGCGTGGTCGCCGTCAATGTCTGCCCACCGGTCGGCTGCAGTGCCGAGGAGTCGGTGGACAGTTGAATAGGGCGGCCCGCCCACTCCTCGATGAGGGCCTTGACCGTCTCAGCGACGGTCTCGTCGTCGAACTCGTCCTCCGGGTCCCACAGCCGGCGCTTGTACGCCTGCCTGTCCTCGGGGTCCTTGAGGAGGACGAAGAAGAAGTTGATGAACGTGGCGACGACGTCGGTGAGCTGGCCCTGCAGCCCGTAGATCATCATGGAGAACTGGGACGAGGTGGGGCCGCGGAACGTGACCTCGCGCCCGTCGATCTTGATGGTGATGTCTCTGGCCTTCTCGCCCGGCTGGTCGCTGTTGGCGGTGGCCTTCGTCGACGAGGTGATCTCGCGCATGGGGGTGGAGCCTTCCTGTCCTGGCGCCGACTGTCCCGGCGCGCCAGCATCAGGGTACGCCCATCACAGGCGTGCGCCCTGCAGGAAGTACGGCTCCTTCATGGAGGCGGACAGCGCCCTGTCGAGGAACGGGTTGGCGCGCTGCCCGGCGACGGAGTCGCGCCAACTGCGCCTGAACCCGTACTTGCGGCGCGGCACCCACAGTCCCTTCTCGGAGTGGGTGGCGACGATGGGGCCGGTGGTGCCCTCGTGGACGTACGCGGAGTAGTGGGCGGTGGAGCGGGCCCGGCCGACCGCGCCCTGCACGACGGTGCGGGTGTCGGAGCGGATCCCGGCGGCGAGCCGGCCGGTGCGCTTGGGCGCGAACGCCTTGGCGAACGACGCTGTCCGCTGCGCCTTGCGCTGCGCGTACCGGAACACGTCGCCGCCCGGTGCGGACATGGCTTGGATGCGGGAGTCGTACACCACGACCCGCACCCCGCCGGAACTGGTGAGGATAGCCATTAGATGATCGCGATCGTCGCGGTCCAGATGCCGCCGACGCACCCGCCCTGCGGGCCGATGGGGGTGTAGTTCGTGACCGACGGGGTAAACCCGCCGGACAGCGCGGTGCAGGTGAGCGCCTCGTACATGGCGTCCATCTGCTCGTACTGGCGGATCGAGGCGATGGTGTTCTCGTCGGAGGACGGCAGGATGATCTGGTCCCCCACCTCCCGCACCGGCGGGGCACCCATCAGCATCCCCACCTCGAACGCCATGTCCATGCCGGTGGTGCAGGTGCCCGACGATGTGCCGTCCGGGTTCAGCAGCGGCGTGATGGTCACGAGACGCACCCACGCCATGCCGCCCTCCCCGCAGCCGCCGTCGTTCTCGCAGTAGTCGAACGGCACGTCAGCCCCCGGCAGCAGCGCGATCATGCACGGGTCCTTCCAGCCCCGCTCCCGGATGACCTCGAGGAGCCCGTCGGCGAACTCGCCCAGTGTCAGGACGGTCAGCGCGCCCAGCGTCGGGGCCATCAGCAGCCGCCCGGCAGCAGCACCACGGACGGCGACTTGAGACCGTGCGGGTTCACCGACAGGATGTACGCGTCGACCAGGGGGATGCCGGTCAGCCCGTCCGGGAACGCGCCGGGCGTGATGGTCATCGAGATGCCCTGCCGGGTGATCTGGGTGACGGACTTCGGCAGCCGGCACGACTGGCCGGACAGCATCTTCGCGTACTCGCAGGCCAGCACCCCGGCCGCGTACGCCCCGACCCCGTCGACTGGCCAGCCCGGGGTGTAGTACACCGCGAACGTGCCGGGCTGCGTGTCGTCCTTGTCCATGTCCTGAGTCAACGGCCACACCCCGCCGTCGACGCGCAGCAGCAGCCCGTCCTGAACCCGGTACGCCGACGGGGCCAGCACCACCCCGTCGACCTTGACCTGAGTGACGTTCGTGCGCCCGTCCAGCTTCACCGACGTCGACGCCTTGTGCGTGCAGGTCGTGCCCCCGCACGGGCCGCACGCCACGTTCATCCACACCCCGCCGTAGTTCGTCGGGTAGTACGACTGCCCGTCGTACACCCACGTCGCGGACGTGGCCACACAGGACGCCTTGCACGGGCGCAGGACGAGCGGGCAGCCGCCGACCGAGTAACCGGTCAGCATCCGCAGCGAACGGCCCGCCCACGCCTGCGCAAGGGCCTTGATCGGGGCGTCGTAGTTCGCGAACTCCTCACACGCGGTCAGGTCGACGGGCCAGCACTGGTCCTCCACGGCCGGAACGGTCATCTGCTCTCTCCCTTGAACACCGATGAGGGGGCGACCCGTGCGGGCCGCCCCCTCATCATGACACCTGTAACGAGGCTCGTTACGGCTTGGCTCCGGCAACCCACGCCGTGCCGTTCCAGTGGGCCTTCGACCCGTCTCCCAGCAGCACGTACTGGCCGGTGGTCCACGACGTTGCCGGGGACGCGGTCAGCGGCCACGTGGCCAGCTGCGAGAAGTAGGTGGGCGGGTAGGAGTTCGCCGGGGACAGCGTCGCCGGGATGCCAGCGGTCGCGGTCGTCGACTTCGGACCGGACGGCAGCGACGCGCAGGCCGCGGTCGGCGGTGCCTGCGTCGTGTACTGCACGTGCAGGTGGTCCTTGGAGTCCAGCGCCGTGGCGAGGGTGGCGGGGATGCCACCAGCACCATCAGCGACCTGATACGGGCCGACACCCCACGCGGTGCCGTCCTTCGTGGCGGCGTTGGTGAGGGTGAACGTGACCGCACCGTTCTCGATGGTGAAGTCGCCCAGCACGCCGCCGCTGATGAACGGCAGCAGCGTGTACCCGTAGCCGACGGCACCGCCAGCGCAGGCCACACCCGGCACGTTCGACCACACCTCGAGAGCGAAGTTCGCCGACGCCGGGTCGACGCCGGTGTTCACCCGGAACCCGATGGGGTCACCCGTGTTGTTCAGCACCACGGACTGGCCGGTGAGCATCGCGTACAGCTCCGGGTCCACGTTGCAGAACGTGATGGCCACGCCGTACCCGAGGTGGCGAGCCGCACCCTGGTCGTTGACGCAGTTCTTGCCTGCGGCGTTGACCACGGTGATCGTCTCGCCCTCCTCGATGTTCGCGGTCAGCGCCACGGACACGAAGCCGTCCGAGACGATGGCGGACGCGGCGTGCGGCTGCACCGCCCCGCAGGACGTGAGGCGCGTGGCCCGCATGACACGGCCCCGCACGAGGGGGAAGCACTTCGATGCCATCTGCGATCAGTCCTTCGGGGTGGAGGCGGCAGCCTTCTTGGCGGTCGCCCGCTTGGCGGTCGGCTGACGCTGCTCCGCGACCTTCTTCGCGAGGTCGGAACCCTTCGCCGCGTCGGCCAGCTGGTCGGCCTCGTTCGGCTGCCCCGCCTGGTGGGCGGGCTCCGGGCCGGGGTTGCGCCAGTCGGTCTGGTTGGCCTGCGCTTCGAGGGTGGCCTTCTCGGCCTCCTTCGCGCCCTTGTTGACTGCGACACCGTGCTCGTCGAAGCCAGCCTTCTCAGCCACGGCAGCGGGCACGATGAACGCGCCCTCCGTGGTCTCCACGACGTGGGCGGGAAGGTCGAGCTCCTGCGCTGCAGCCAGCAGCAGGATGGCGTTGTCGCTCGATGCTCCCGCAACTCGGATCTTGTCGGACATCTCGTTCTCCTTGGTTCGATCTCTGCTGTTGATGCCGGTTGGCCCCCCACCTGTGCCGGTGGGGGGCCGTTGCGGGACTACGGGACGAGCTGGGCGGCGAGCTCAGCGGCGACACCGGCCGGGGCCGCGACCTGACCGCCGGTGAATCCACCGGAGACCACGTTCGCGGTGATGAGGCGGGCCTTGTAGCAGCGCTGCGCGAGCAGCACACCCTCCTCGAAGAACAGCGCGGTGTAGTCGTTCGTCGACAGCGACGCGGCGTCGTACACGGCGTCGAGGTTGATGACGTCGGTGCCGCCCCTCACGAACGTGCCAGCCGGGTACACCAGCATCTGCACGGTCGTCGGGAACCCGATCCGGTACGTGCCGGGCGGGGTGGTGGCGGGCTCCACCAGCATCTGCCAGTTGTAGACGAACTGGGGCCGCACCTTGCGGACCGTGAAGATGGCCATGATCTCGGCGTCGGTGACCGCCTTGAGGTCGACACCGTTGCGCTGCGCGAGGTCGGCACGGATGGCCTCCTTCACCCAGATCGGCAGGACCACCTCAAGGGTCTCGTTCACCCCGAGCCGGTACGACTCGCGGATGCCCTCAGCGATGATGGCCAGCGAGTTGCCCAGGTTGGACGTGGTCGACTGCACGTTGCCCGCGAGGACAGCGGTTCCGGCGGCGGTGACCATCTTCTGGATCAGGCCAGCGGACACGCGGTGCTGGTGGGCGATGAGGCCACCGGACACGACGCGGCGCAGCAGCTCCGGGTAGCCCACGTTCTGCAGGATCGGGGACTTGATGCAGATGCCCATGGCGTCGAGGCGGGTGTCCGTGAACGTGGGGCACGGGACGGTGTAGCAGGTCTTCACGGTGCCCGCGATGGCCTGCGCCTCGGTCTGGGTGAAGCCGGCCGCGTAGATCGTGGAGAAGTCGGGGCCGGTCGTGGTCCGGATACCGCCGCGCTTCACGTTGATCTCGGGCAGGTCAAGCAGCCCGTCGGTGGTCTCACCCTCGCAGAGGTCGTACAGCGTCTCGGACGGGGCGCACCAGCCGCCAGCAGCGATGAGGTTGCCGCCGGGGAGGCGGGCCTCCTTGCCTGCGAGGTCGAGCACCTCCTGGTCGTTGTTGCCGTTGGTGGTGAACTCCTCGCCGTACTCGCGGCGGAACATCGCGGCACCGTAACGGTGCATCTGCCCGCCCTTGATGCCAGCGGGGGCGGGGAACGCGCCCATGCGGGCGGTGATGGCCTCCGCGACCTCGTCGAGGTTCTCGAGCTTGGAGCCGGTGGCGAACGAGGGGACGTCGGCGGCGGCGGTGATCGTGATCTTCGTGGCCGCGGGCTTGGTGGTGCCAGCCGGGGGCTTGGAGCCTGCCAGCCGCTCACGGGCGGACGCGGTGACGGCCTCCTTCTCCTTCTCGGCTGCGGCGTCCTCCTCAGCCTTCGCGGCTGCGGCGGCCTCGTCCTCCTTGGCCTTCGCCTCGGCGGCCTCCCGCTCGGCCTTGGCCTGCTCGGTCTCGCCGCCCTCGTCGGACGCCTCGACCTTCTTGCCAGCCTGCGCGGCGAGGGCCTTCATGTCGTCGGCGGCGGTCGCGCGGGCGGTGGACTCGCCCTGCAGCGACTCGACCTTGGCGCTGATGTCCTTGGCCTCGGCGACGTCGGCCGGCGTGGGGCTCTCAGCGGAGAACAGCGCCGCGAGAAGGTCCTGGCCTTCCTTGATCTTGGCTGCGAGCTCCTCGGCGGAGTAGGTGCCGAGGTCCTCTGCGATGGTGAACTTCATGGTGTCGTCTCCTGTGCTGGTGGTGCGCTGGCTGAGATCTGCGGTGTGTCCGCGTGCTTCGCACTGACCGGCAATCGACGCGGGGCTATGCCCGGGAGACGCGCCTGACAACTTTCAGACGAAACGTAGCAGCATCAGCAGCGGAAAAGGAACAACCCCGCCGGGGGACAGTCCCGGCGGGGTTGTTCGATGAGGGGGTGTAACGAGCGTCGTTACGGGCGGGGAACCTCACGGATGGAGCCGCCTCCACCGGCGCGGACCTGCGCCGCCTGGGCCTCGATCCTCGTGGAGTACGTGTGCTGACGCCCCGTCTTGGGGTCCGTGAACACGAAGTCCTTGGCCTGTGCTGTTGAGCCGCAGTTGCACATCTGGTTACACCTCCATCCCGATGCTCGCCCTGATGCGTGCCAGTTCCTTGCGGGCCCATTCTGCCCGGAACTCGTCCATGGCCTTGACCGCTTCGCGGCGCTCCTGCTCGGCGAACACGGCGGCGACGATGGCCTCCACCGTCAGCGCCTCCTTCTCCGTGGCGGCGGGGCGCACGATGCCAGCAGCGACGAGGGACGTCTGGTGACCTGCGGACGCTGCGAGTGCGGGGCGCGGGATGGGGAACCCGGGCGTGTTCACTTCGAGCGCGGCGACCAGCTCGAGGTTGCCGCCGATGTCGCGCCAGTCGCCGGACAGGGCCGACGCGCGCATCTTCATGATGTGCTCGTCGGACAGGTGCGGCATGACGCAGCCGGCGACCCAGATGCCGTGCTCGTCCTCACCGATGTTGACGAGGGCGGCCTGCAGGCCGGTGTTGTCGTAGTGCGCCATGGCGGGGCGTGCCCGCATCTTCACGTCGGCGTGCCCGGTCTCCATGGTGATGACGCCGCAGGGGATGAGGCCCTTGTCGGTCATGACGGAGCCCTGCTTGAAGTTGGCGTAGTCCGTCGCTGACGGCGGCGGCTCGATGCACACCCCGTCGATGCCGATATGGCAGGTGCCCCACGCTGCGAGGTGGCCGAAGAACCGGCCCTCCTCGGTGACGACGATGGGGGATGGTGCGATCAGGCCGGGGTCGGAGAACCAGTCCATGGGCGGCACGGTCGGTGCCTGCACGGACGCGACGAGGTGCAGCGCCGGGGCCATCTTCTCCCCGTCCGGTGCTGCTGATGCGGCGATGGTCTCGCCTGACAGGGGGCGTCCCGGCCAGAACCCGAGCGCGTCGTAGTGCCGGTTCGCGCAGTACCCGTTGAGGTACTGGGCCTTGACGTACGCGGCGAGGTTCGTGCGGCACCGGTTGAAGTCGCCGGGGGTGCCCCAGCCGATCTTCGCGGCACCGGCCCCGTGGGTCCAGTAGTCGCGGAGCCGGTCCGTGTCGACGGGGTGCGTGATCCACCCGGGCCCGTCCTCGGTCTTGACGAACTCGGCGGTCGCCTCGGAGGACAGGCCCTCGGGCGGGTCCTCGTCGAGCTCTGAGTACGCGGCCCTGATCTTCGCCTTCGCGGCGCTGATCGCCTCGGCGGGGGCGTCGACCTGACCGATGCGGGACGCCGCGGCGTGGACCCCGGCGCGGGACAGGTCGCCGTTCGGTTCGTGGATGGGGACCTTGTGGTCGGACTTGTTCAGGGAGTCCGCGAGGTGGACGGTGCAGGAGCGCTTCCACTCCTCGTCGGTGAACCGGGACGCGGACCCGTCCCACGGCTTCTCGCTGATGGCGAGCAGGATGTGCGCTGACGCTGCCAGCGACTCGTCGACGATCTCGCCCTCCTCGGCCACGTCCTCGCCGTCCATGAACCCCTCGGGCGGCTCCCCGAGGGACACCCACGCCTCCTTGAACGCCGGGATGTGGCACAGCGTCGCACCGCAGATGCGGGCGTCGGTGAACTCGGTGACGATCTCGTCGAGGTCGATGCCCTCCCCGTCTTCCTCCATCGCGTCCATCAGGTCCTCGACGGCCTGACCGTCCCGGGTGACGTACTCCATGGACCCGTCGTCGGCGTCGATGCTGACACCCATGCGGCCCATCTCAGCGACGAGCCCGATGGCCTCGTCGGACTCGGGCACGGTGGACAGGAACACCCCAGTCGCGCGGATCTCGTTGCCGACCCGGACCATGGTGGTGGTCTTGGCGACGACGACGGACGCGTCGTGCCCGCCCATGTTCGGCTTCTGCCACGACAGGGGCAGCGGCAGCGGTCGGCGGCGCAGCGCCCCGGCGGAGAAGCGGCGGCCGTCGCCGGAGAGGACCGCCTCCGGGGCGAACACGCCGTGCCAGGGCACGTCGGCGTCGTTGGACAGCCGCTCGTCCTCGGCCAGCGCCGGGGGTGCCTCCTGCTGCTGCTGGTCGTCAGGGTTCATGGCTGGTGCCTCTCCGTTCAGGGCGTACTCGACGTGGTCGTCTCCGACCCATAGTGCCAGTCGATCGAACCGGACCATGTTGGGAGCGTTCTCGGCCTTCGGTGGTGTGTCGGGGTAGCCGAGGGTCAGGTGGGGGGTCCACTGCGGGAACTGCTCGGCGCTGTCGAACGCCGCCTTGACCGCGTCGTGGGCGAGCAGGTCGTCGCGCAGGTCCCCGAGGTTGCCCGCCGACAGCATCAGCACATCGGCGTCGTCGTCGCCCAGCGGCTCCCTGCTGGTGACGTCGAGGGTGAACGGGGGCACACCCTGCACGACGGCGGCCAGCTCCTCCTTGATGGCTTCGACGTCGACCGCTTCGGCGTCGTTGCCGAACCACAGCGTCGTGACGTGGGGGATGTCCTCGGAGGACACGTCCCAGATGGGGTCGCCGTCTGCGGGGATCGCGAAGATGCCGATGCCGGTGTTCGGTTCTGATGCTGACGCGACCATGGCTGCCTCCACCTTCCGGACCGCCATGATGCAGCGGCAGTTGATCCACTCCCCGATGGCGGCGGACGTGTCGCCGGGCCGGGCCAGCTTCGACTCGCCCACGGCGAACGAGCGGTTCATGGGCACGGCCTGACCGTGCGCTGCGGCGTGCGTGGGCCGGACCTTGTCGTCCTCCATCGACAGCCACACCTTCTCGAGTTGGCTGTCCGGGGTCTCGTCCTCGTGGCCGGCGATCTCCAACGCCATGTTGACGGCGGCGGTGGCCAGGGACGCGGCGAGGGCGTGGGCGCGCTGGTCGAGCTCGTCGATGTCGACGGGGCGGGTGCGGGACAGGGTGCGTTCCATCTGGGCGCGGAACGCGACGACAGCCTCCCGCAGGGCGGGGGAGGTGCGGTGCCCGGTCTCTGCCCGGTACCGGGCTCGCAGCACCCCTTCGGCGCGGGCTAGGAGTGCGTCGTACCACCCGTCCTGCCCGACGCGGCGCAGCGCTGACCGGGCGGACCCGTACAGGCCGTTCTCGCTGCGGGCCTGCGCGGCGGACTGCTCCTTGCCGAACACGTCGAGGTCGGCGGCGAACCTCATGACGCCTGCTCCAACGCCCGGAAGATGAACCGCTGCATCAGGTCGTGGTCGTGGCGCTGGCCGGTGGTCAGTTGGGCGCGGACGTACGCGTCGAGGGAGCGTTCCACCAGCAGCGGGTTGACGTCCACGTGGCCGAGCAGGGACGGCAGTGGTGCCCACGCACCGTCGAGGAGGTCGTGTGCTGACGCGGCGTCGACGGTGACGTAGCAGTGCATCTCCTCGGGCAGCACGCCCGGCGGGCGGGACGAGGACTTGTTCTTGAGCCGGTTCCCGGCTCGCTCGAACGCCCGGTACGCGAGGACGTTGCAGGTGGCCATCAGGGACGCAGCCTCAGCGTTGCCGTCGCGCTGCGGCGGTTCGTACGTCGGGTGCTGCTGCAGGGACGGGTCGGGGCGGGACTCGTTGTTGCCGTTGTCCCCGAGGCCGGGGCCCAGGTCGACACCGAGCATCCCGAGCGCGGCATTGACCATCTCCGGGGTCGCAGACCCGGTCGCGACCTTCTTGAGCAGCCACTGCTCGAACGAGGACTCGTCGTGGGCGTCGTCGTTCTCGAACCCTGTCTCCCGGCGCAGCGCCTTCCCGTTCAGCTCGCCCCGGTCGTACAGTTCCAGCGCCTCCTTGGACCGGTTCGGCCGCAGCCGCAGCGCGGACGTGTCGTAGGCGACGATGACGTCGGGGTCGTCGACGACCTTGCGCAGGTACGCGGTGGTCAGGGACCCGGCGATTACTTCCAGCGCGGGCTCGATGTGGGCCTTGATCGAGGACTCCTCGATCTGCCACGCACCCCAGTGGTTGACGTCGGCGGTTCCAGTCAGGACCTCCGGCGGCAGGTCGAGGCTGATGGCGAGGTTGCGGATGGCGTCGGTCCGCATCTCGATGGCCTTGTCGTCCAGCGGTGACCAGAACGTCAGGTGCTGGATCTTCTCGATGTACTCGCCGGGGGCCTTGATGATGATGGGGACCAGCGACGAGATCGAGGCGGGGTCGTTGACGGCGGTGGTCATGGTGTTCGCCAGTGACACCATGAACGGGTCGGCACCGTCGACGTCGGCGGGTGCGTTCGCCGGCTTCGCGAACGTCATCTCCGACGGCAGCACCAGCAGCCCTGCACCGGCGAGGCGGGAGAACACCTGTGCGCCGATGTGGTGGGACAGGATCTCCAGTTCCGTCAGGTCGCCCAGCGCCGCCTTCACGGGGGAGTCGGGCTGGGTCCGCTTCCGGGGGTGGGGGTTCCACATGCGGATGACGACGTCCTTGGCGGTGATGGGGATCTTCTCGCCGTCGCCGTAGTCGATGGACCACTTCTCGTTCTTGCCGGTGCCGGTGACCTTCATCTCCTCGACGGAGACGACCTCCCAGATTTCGTCGGCGGTGCTGATGGTGTCGTCCTCGGGGCGTGCGCCACGCCCGACGAGGTACCACTCCCCGGCGATGAAGAAGTGCTGCCCCATGGCCTTGAGGAGGGCGGCCGCGCCCCCGTCGGCGCCCTTGTACAGCTCCTGCATGGCGTCGTACGCGGGACCTGACGTGATGGGGGTGATGCCCAGTTCGGGGTCGATGCGGGCAGGGACCAGCTTCGCCCTCGACAGGGCGTTGGCGAACCACGACGTGGCGTAGCGCAGCGGGCCGCGCGCGTCGTAGTGGTTCCATGCCTGCGTCTGCCACGGCTCGGTCTTGCGGTACTTGCGACGGTTGATCGCGGACGAGACGGTGATGGCCGCGGCGACGAGGGAGTTCTGCTCGTCGGCCACAGCAGCATCAGACTTCGCCGGTTCGGGCTTGGTGTCGGGTGCGACGGTCCGGGGCATCCTGCTCTCCTACCTAGTCCTCATCGTGGAACACGACCCACGACGCGACGTACGACGCTGCGAGCCACCCGTAGAACAGCCACCAGCCCCAGTGCAGGTCGGTGACGATGGCCAGCCCGATGGTGACCAGTGTGACCCACGGTGCCAGGCACCACGGGCAGTGCAGCAGCGGATTCCACAGCGACGTCTCCTCGGGTACGTGGTTGTCCCACCAGATGCGCAGGCGCACCGACAGGGGGAACTTGTCCCCGACGATGAGGCGGGTCAGGCGTGCGGAGCCGAGGACGCCGACGACAACGGCGGCGATCACGGTCCAGTCGATCTCAGGTCTCATGCTGTCCTCACGATTCCAAGGTGGCGGCCGGGCAGGGTTCCCGGCGGGACGCCGCCACCTGCGGTCCCGGTGAGCCTGCTCAGTTCGGTGGGGTCTGCGACGGTGGCAGGGTCCACGCCCTTCCCTCCCCCTTT